TCCATGACCGGCGTCCCGGCCCACCACAGCGTGGCATCGGTGAACGGGCCGCCCGCCATCGCGGAGAACCCGTTGGCGATCGAAGCGAAGGCGCTAGCAAACACGGGCCGGCGGGTCCCAGGCAAGGCGCGGGCCGCCGAACAGCCGGCGCTGGATAAGCTCGAGTTGCTGGCCGTAGACCGTCGCGCTGAGCAGACCCCGCGAACGCTCGGCCGCGACCTTGTCGGAGATGGTGGCGCTGAATGTGCCAGATTTGAAACTGGTCACGCCCGAGACGGCAATCGCGCCGGTCTCGCCATTCCCGATTCCCTGCAAGGCAAGATAGTGCGCGGTCAGGAGTTCGGTGGCGCGCTGCTGCTGGTCGCCGTAGCGGTCGGTGATGTCCGCCTCGGCTTCGGTGGCCCACGCCGCGTAAGGCGTCTCGGTGAGCGTCGTGAACGCGGCGTACTTGGCCTTGAAGTCGGCGAGGGGGAGGCGGCTATAGGCCATTGCCGCACCCTACGCGCGCGCTCGGGGGATGCTTACCGCCGTCAGGCCGCCCGGGTGCGCCGTATAGGCCGCCGCCTCGGACGGCCGCTGTAACGCGCCACGGGAGGAAGCGGGACGTCATCGGCGAGCGCGCCGCACAGCCGCACATCGGCAAAGCCCATCATCCTCGCGATCTCGCGCGCATGGGCATCGTGGCTGGCGACGGCATCGATCCGGCCGGGCCAATGCTGTTCGGCCTCGCCCATCGCGATCACGGCGCCGGGCGGGCCATCGGATAGCGCCGCCTCCGCATCCTGCCAGACCGTGTGGCCCCGCCCGAGCACGAGGCAATAACCGGGCTGCGGATCGCGCCGGTAGTGCTGCGCCACGGCAGGCAGATCGGGCAAATCCCACGGCTTCGTGTTGCCCGGGAAAAACAGCAGGCGCACGTCGTCATCCTTGCGCCCGCCATGCCACACAACGCCGTCCTCCGGCCCCCATGTCGCCTCGTTCGGGCCGAGGCAGTGCGTGATCCAGGCCTGATCGGACCCGACGAACCGCCGCCCGGCCTGCGCCGCGCCCTCGGGCGTGAAGTCGGTATAGACCTGCGGACGACTACCGGCGCGCAGCATGAACATCGAGCCGTTGTAAGGCCGCCCCGGAGAGGTGCCGCGAAAGATGCGGAAGTCGTGATCGGTGAGCAGCGGGTCGAGCGGGCCAGTTATTACGCTGTCGATGTCCATGCAGACGAAGCGCTCGCCGAAACGGTTCGCGGCATCGGGCGCGAACATGGCGATCCGGCGCAGGCATTGCGGGCGCGCCTCCTTCCACGTCGGGATGCGGACCGCCTCGAACTCGCGCGGCGGGGCGATGATGTGGATGCTCGGGTCGAGCCCTTCCGGCGTATCGGTGACGCAGGCAATGCGATGGGGGATCGAGAGATTGCGGCGGACGGAATCGGCCCACACGTTGACGTGCCAGGGCTGGTATTTCGTCCGCCCGCCCGGCTGCCTCCAGAACCAGCATAGGACAGTAATCACAGAACCCGCTCCCACGGGAAGTTGAGCGTGACGATCTCGCCGGCGCGTCCTTCCGCAGCCTTCCTCGCTGCGACCGCCTCACGCGCGCCGGGCTTGCGGCCCTCCTTGCGGGGCAGCGTCGTGGTTGAGGCATCGGGCACGACGTCGCGCCAGTAGCGGACCAGCGGCACCTTCTTGAGGAACCCGCGCTTTGCGATGGCGAACAGCCGGGCCTTGAACAAGCCGTCGGTGCCGTAGAGTCCGCAAAAGTCCTCGTCATAGCCGCCAACCCGCCAGAACAGATCGCGCGTCATCACGAAGCTGTTGGGGTGCGGCTTCGGCTCGCCGCGCTCGTTCTTGGTCGGTTCGCCGGTGGTGGATTCGACGCGGTGCAGAAAGTAGGCGGTGCCGGCGTCAAGCCTGTGGAGCCGCTTCAGCAGCGCGTCCGCCGCCTCTGCCGTCAGCACATGATCCATGTCGGTCAGCAGCAGCCACGGTGCCCGCGCGACGTGCGCGCCGAGATTGCGAGCCGCGTGCTGGTGCCATGGCCGGTCCTCGAGCACGCGGTAGATCGACAGCTCCGGCAGGCCATCGGGGCGGGGCACATCTACCGCGGGCTCCGGTGAGCCGTCGTCGACGATCACCACCTCGATCTGCGCCTTCGCCTTCGTCGACCAGCGTTGCCATTCGCGGAATTGCAGCGCGAGTTGGCCGGGGTTCCGGTAGTACGGTATCACCAGCGAGAGCATCATGCCGCCATCTCCTGCGTGCCGGTGCAGAATACGGGAATTTGCGCCTCGCGGGCGATGATCGCGGCCTGTTTCGGGCAGCTTTCAATGAACAGTTCCACGCCGAGCTCGCGCGCCTTTGCGGCCTTCCAGCCCCCACGCCCGCCGGCGAACTTGATCGCGTCCATGCGCTCGGCCTTGGTCATCCACGGCGTCATGTGGAGCGCTTCGAACTGGATCCCGTGTCGCCGCAGCCAGCCCTCGGTTTCGGCCCGGTACTTCTCCGCGCGCGCCGTCACGATGTGGCCGATCGGGCGCCGGGGAACGAACAGCGGCTCCACGTCGGCGAGGAAGCGGGCGTAGCGGGGGCCATCGTCGTTCTCGGCTTTCGTGCAATCCCGGCACAGAACCCCGTCGAAGTCGAAGCCCCAGCGCGGGAGGCGAATGTGCTTGGCGAGGTTCCACGCGAACGCGCGCGGGCCATGGACGATCTCGAACCAGATATCGCAGACGCTCGACGGCTCGACCTGGTAAGGCCCGAACACGGCAAGGCGGGTGACGCGCGCTCCCTTCGGCAGCACTGCCGCGGCGCGCGCCATGGCGCGGCCCTTGTTGCAGCTGTCGTCGACCAGCAGGACGCGCTTGCCCGCCTTCTCCGGGGCTCCGGAGCGGCCGTGCACGATCCCGGCCGCGTACCCCTCGGGCGTGGCGAGCGGCATCTGCAGGTGCGTGGCGATGATGCTGGCCGGCAGCATACCCGAGCGCGGGATACCGACGACGCAGTCGAAGGCGGCGCGGTCGACCCGGTGCAGATTCAGCGCGATGACGCGCGCCATGTCGGCGACGGTGCGGACGCTCAGCACGGCTTCCTCCCCCGCAGCCCCATGTTCACCATCGCGTGCTTCTTCCCGCCGCGCGGTTCGGCAACGGGCTCGATCTCGACCAGCCCGGCCCGTTCGAAGCACTGGCGTAGATAGCGTGGGGTCAGGATGGCGCGGTGCATGTTGGCCCCGCCGTCGCCGGGTTTCGCATAACAGAGGATGCGACCGGCAGCGTGGAGGTAGGGATCGTGGCCGTGCAGGTCCGCGCGCCAGGCTCCCGACGGCGCCGAACACTCGCCGGTTTCCTCCCATTCCAGCATCGCCCGCAGCCACGGCGTCGCGTCGAGCGTGTGGACCTCGAGCAATCCGCCGGGTTTGAGGATGCGAACCCACTCGGCGATCGTCGCCTCGACCTCGTACCACTCGACGTGCTCGATGCAGTGCGAGGAGTAGACCTCGTCGAACGTCGCATCGGGGAAGGGCGGGCGCTGCGCCGGGCCGACATGATCGGTTGCGCCGGTCTTGCGGATATTGAGCGTTTCGAACCCGGGCAGACGCTCCTTCCCGGGACCGATTTCGAGGCGGCGCACCGGCCTACGCCTTGGCCATGCGGCGCTTCAATTCCTCTGCGTCCCATCCCGGAAACGGACGCTTGCCGAGCTTCTTGTGGTACTCGGCGCGAAGGGCCTTGATGTCCCCGACGGCCGACGTGCTGCCGCCTGCCTTGCCGTCGCCGTCATGGTCGAGCGGATTCCCCGCCTTCTCCAACAACGACGCGGGCGGGGGTGGAAGATCGCCGATCGGCACGCCGGCCTCGGAGAACTGGATTTCGAGGAAGGGCAGGCGTTCAAGCGGGCGGGTGTCCTCGACGTCGATCGTCACGGTCGCACCCGGCTTGATCCACTTCGTGCCGGTGAGGGTGGCAACGCCTTGCATCGCCGGGGAATTGTTCTTCACTGCTACGCGCATCATTGGTCTGGTCTCCAAGCAAAAGGCCGGGGATGCGCTTGGATGCACCCCCGGCCCGATCACTTCACCGTCGCGGAGAGGCTTACGACGGCATGGCCGACACGCCATCAACGTAAGCCATTGCGCCGGGCAGGCGGATTTCGAGCCCGCCGGTGCGCGCGATCACGCCCTGCTGGTAGGCCATCAGCCCGACGCGGTGCACCGGGAGCACCCGGCGCGGCATCGGCAGGTGATAGCGCAGCACCTGGCGGTCCATGCGGTAGGCCACGAGACGGCCCACCCCGCCGACACCGGCATCGGCCAGGTCCCGCAGCGGCGCGATGTTGAGCGGCTGTCCGGTCTCCGCGGTGTAGATGTTGTTCGTCCGCAGATACTGGAGCGCCGAGATCGTGCCGCCGGAGTCGGTCAGCCGGCGGGTAGCCGCCGCGCGGAACGCCGTCGGAGGCAGGCGGACCGTATCGGCCCACTCGACCTCGTTGCTGTTCGACCGCACCGTTTCGAGGGCGAGATTGACGTCGGCGACCATGTCGTCGGCATCCTTGTTGTCGCCCCATGCGGTGTCGCCGCCAACCGTCGCGGCATCGACGCGCTGGACATTGGCGTCGTTGACCAGCCCGGTCCAGTTGACCTCGTCGGAGCCGGTCATGGCCATGTCGTACAGCAGCCGCTCGATGTTGTCGGCCGCCGCCATCGCATCGTCCTGGACGACGTTGATGTTGTAGAGCTGGCCCTGCTCGGTTTCCTCGAGCGACCACTCCCAACCCGCGCCGACCATGACGAAGTCGTGGCTGTGCTGTTCGCGCGTGGTCTTGCTGAACGGGATATCGCGAGCCTTGCCCGAGATGATCTTCGCCCGGCCCGACGTATCGGTCACGCGGAACTGGGTGCCGATCGCCCACGGGTTGCCTTCAGTGACAACCGGGACGTGCTCGGCATAGTTGAAGGTCGGATAGCGGCGGCGGTAGATTTCCGCCTCGATATTCCGGCCCTGCGACTGGACGAAGCCGAATGCGGCCTGCTCGTCGCGGATGATGGGGCTGTAGAACGTCATAGTCGGGGCTCCCTAGAACTGGCGGTTGCCGAGGGAGACGATGACCATGTCGCCATTGCCCCCGTTGGTCTCGAAGCGGGCACCCGGGATGGCCAGGTTGCTGCCCCCCGAAGTGGTGGTGTAGCGAGCGCTGGAGCTGTTCCAGTACACGTCGTCGCCCGGAGCAACGTCCTCGCCCGCCACGACCCAGATCGTGCCCTGGGTCATCAGCGCGGCGGGCGTGTTCTGCCCGTAGTTGTCGGGATCGCTCTCGTTGGCCGCGACCGCCCGGTTGAGCACCGCGATGCCGAGGAACACCGCGCCCGACTCCATCAAGCGGCAGTTGTTCTCGTTCGCCACCGTGCCCGAGCGGGCGGCGGGCTGACCAAAGTCAATGCCGGCCTGGGTCTCGACGGTCTTCGAGATGATGTTGGCGAGTTCCTCGTTTGCAATCTGGCCGGGAAGGCCAACCGCGGGAGAGGTGGGATAGGTGCTCTGTGCTACTGCCATCGGTTGTCTCCCTTACGCAGCCTTGCTGGCCTGCGGGTTGAGCAGGTCCGCGACCATGGCGTCGTAGGCAGCGGCGACGTCCTTGTCGGCGTCGTTCACGGCCTTCGGCTTGCCGATGTCGTGGATCGTGGCGCCGTCGTCCTTCACGTCGGCGGTGAGGGTGGCGAACGAGATCGCGACCTGGTCGTCGGTCCAGTCCTTCGCGGCGTCGCCGAGCTTGGCGGTAACAGCCGCCTTGCGCATGGCGGGCTCGTCCATGTCGTCGCTGACCTCCACACCGAGCGCCTTGGCCTTCGCGGCGGTCTGAGCGAACGAGCGGGCCGCATCGCGGAGTTGTTCGGGCGTCAGCTTGGCGTCGGCGACCTGCTTTTCGAGCGTGGTCACCTTGGCCTCCAGCGTGGCCTTGTCGGTCGTCAGGGTTGCGACCTGGGCCTCCGCATCGGCCGCGCGCTTGTCCAAAGCGGCAAGCTTGGTGTTGAGGGCATCGACCGCGATCCGAACGGCCTCACCGTTCGTCGCATCGACTTCGGCGTCGCCGATCTTGATCTTCATGGGTGGCTCCTTGGGCTGGGTGCGCTCGTCGATGATGCGCAGGTCTTGCCCCCCGCGTGCGCGGCGGACGGCGGCAAGGTGGTTATACCGGATGTCGCGAGCGACGGCGTCGTAGGCCTCGCCGTTGAACTCGCCCGGTGTCGTGTCGAGAGTAAGTTGATAGCCGAGGCTGAATTCGCGCCGGTCGGACTTGATGCTGTCGATCGCCGCGGCATCCATGACCTTGAGCGGTACGCGGACGAATTCGCCGTCGCGAACGATCTCGTCACCGACATCGCCGACGGCAAGGTCGCGCCAGTTCGTGGCGTTCACCGGGTCGGTGGGATGATCGAGCGTAATCGGGCGGTGCGCCAGACTGGCGAGGGAGTCCTTGCTGAACACTTCGGCTTCGGGCCGGAACACGCGAACCCGGTCGGTCGGGGCGCGGTCAGTCAGGCCAAGCTCGGCCGCGGTGTAGTCCTGGATGTTGTTCGCGCGGGCGACCAGCGCATCGGCGACGAAATAACCGTCGCGGGTGATGCGAGCAGGGCCGGAAATCGTGGCGCGGTCGAAAAGCATGGCCCGCACGATATGCGGGCTGGCGGCGCGTAGTTACCGCCGTCAGGAAGGGAGGATTTTGAAGCGCAGGCCTCGGTGGCGGTGCCGGTCATGCGGGGACATCAGCTCGCGCTCCCGCCAATGCCTGATCGCTCGGCGAAGGCGCCACGCTCCGATAAGGCCGGGGTAGCGGTTGCGCTCCCCGCCGATG